TCGGTGACTATCTCGCTGGCGTAGCCGGTAGTAACTATTAAACCTTCTTCGGTGTAGAGCGTGGCCTTCATTATGTAGGCGCTGCCGGTATCTTTGACTATCTCGGTTTGGATTGAGCCGTTAGGGTGTTTCTCCCACCATTTCGCTATACGGCTATCTACCGGCTCGTAATCTTCTAAATTAAACATCTAAAGCCAACTCCCACCTCTCTCGAGCACCCTCGAGCTGATCCCGTAGGGAGACGTAGCCCTGCGGGAGATTAGTAATATTTTCTAGGCATACGGCGCATAGGTAGCGTCGAGCTACCCGGCCTTTATACATTTTGTAGTCAATGCGTACCACGGCAGGGCGTACCTTGTCGGTGAAGCTACCGTCCCGGCGCCGGTAATCGTGCTTGCAATAGTCGCAATAGATATTCCGGTCTTTGTTTTCGCTAATCACTTAGCGGCTTTTCTGATCGTGGGGTGGGCGCTTTTACCTCTACGGTAGCCGACTTTTTTGCCCTCTTTGTAACCCCAACTCCACGCGAGCAGCATACCCAGCGCGGTAGTGATAATGCAGATAGCGGTTAGCCATATCTCGTACATATTTCCTCCTAGTCCGTGCCCCGCCCGAAAGGGTAGCGGGGCGTTACCAGTATGAGGGCAATCGCCGACATAGGGCAACTACCGACACGCCGTTAGCGGCCTTTAAGGAGTATTTCGTACATAGCCTCGACCTTTGACTCTATGCGAGTTACGCGATCATTGAGGCTCGTGCCGGAATTGGGCTTGAGCTCGTTAAGGTAATGCTTTACTAACCATTGGATGGCCATAACAAAAGCTCCGGCTATGGTAACAATGGAGACGACGAGCCCCGCCCAATCTGCATAGCTCATTAGCGCCCCAGAGGATCCTTAGGATTGAGGTAGCGATAGACGGTCGGCAGGATAGCCGCAAGTCCCGCATTGAGGATTACTTTGGGCTCGCTAATGCCGCCCATATAGCAAGCGAGGCAAGCAGCGGCAAAACCCCGGAACCAACTTCCGGCTAGTTGCATAGCGACTTTCTTAGTGTGTTTTTTCACCTTTGTAGCCTTTCCACTCGGTTAGTCCAAGTTCAGCGATCTTGGCCTTCACCCCTAGTGGCGATAGGTTAATTTCAAAGTGCATTTCGTCCGCTCGGTTTTTATAGTCTCCACCCCAGCGTAGGCCGTACTTAGCGGCGAGCGCTCGAATCTTGACCTCTTGCTCTTTTGTAAAAGTCCCCCTGCGTCCGAGAATGTGGCGGGAGCTATTGAGATCGACGGCCGTCCCGCTGGCGTGGTTGCTGAGGTTACCGGCTTCCTCTTGGCCACGGATTGCGCGGTAGGCATAACCCCAATCATCAAGCGATCCGCCCTCGAGCTTTTCCACCTCGGCGTTAAACTCGGCGCAAAAGTTGATAAGAAGCGGCGCAACTTTTTTAGAGCAGCGTATCTTTATCTGTGTACCGGGGACGACGTACGCCTCGACCCCTATGGTGCGGGGCTCGTCGGAAGCTGGCCAGCCATTTTGACTACTTGCCATATTTGCCCCAGATATAGCCCACGGCGCAGCCGATAATAAAACCGAGATAAGGAAGTAGATCCATTAACGCTCGATTGGCTCGGGCTCTTTACCCAATAAGGCATTTACCTCGTCCTGAGTCAATCCTAAAGCTAATAATTTTGCTTTGCCTGATTCTCTTTTAGCAAGATCTAGAGCCTGTTGATTTTCGCGCTTTTCTTTATCTTTTGCGCCGTTGGCTATTAAAGTTAATTCGTCCTTAGTTGCCGGTCTTACTTCCTCTACACCAGTTAAGTGATCGTATTGGTATGTTAATTTTTCGCTCATCTTTAGGCCTTTGCATATCCATAAACCGACACAACGCCGGTTATATTAGTGGAGGAACTTTGTAATCTAATGCCCGTATAAGTTTGTTGGATTGTTGTATAACCTGCAACAAGTGTGGTTCGAGCGTTGTAACCCTCAAACGCGGTTCCTTGCCAAACGGGAACTTCTGTAGCATTACCAACTTTTGTAAAAGTAAGTGCGGCAGAGGATGGGTAAGTAGCATCTCCTATCGACTCCGTAATGGTAAATTGCGTGGTTGAGCCTGTTTGTGCGGTTCCACTTGTAGTGCCGGTATAAGGGTAGTACCAAGCCGCGCCCAAATAATTTGTTGCATTAGTTGTGGAACCATAGCGCAGTTGCATTTGCAAATCATCGGTTGAGGTTGCGGCATTTATTTTTTCAATAACGACCAGATAATTAAAATAAGAACTGGAAAATATATTGTCGATATTCACACCTGCAACGTTAGAAAATGAATTACGGGTTATAAAAGTCAAGCCTTGATTCACTACGGTTCCAACATCGAAAGGCATAAAAATAGCCGTACCCGTAGCCGTAAAATATAAAACGCCTCCGGCATTTTGTACCAGAGCTAAAGTAGCGTTAGTGGGTTTTGATACTGTCGCAGTACCGGCGGTAATGGTGCACGTACCCGCGCCTATGTTAAGAATCGTTATGGTATCACCGGCAGCGAATAAACCAGTATTAACGGTAATTGTAGTGGCGCTGGCGTTGTTCATAGTTACAGCGGTACCAGCGTCCCCAGCTACCAATACATAACTAGCGACCTTAGCGCTCGCCGATCCACCGAGCATAGCTGTTTGCTGTAAACTCGTCATTTGAGCAGCGGTAAGAACCTGCCCGGTGGTAAAAGTCTGTTTAGCCATAGTGCCTCATTTCAGTAGGATAATACACTTGTGTCTAAAAGTCCGTATTGTGCCGAATCTAAAATTATTGCGTCGATTATTGGCTCGGCCGTCAAAAAGCGCGTAAACCACGTTTGGTTTCCGTAGTTAATGGAGTGGCTAACCCCAAATATCTGCAAAGTCTTAGTAATGCTGGAAGCCCCGGGCTGAGTCTGCGTTACCGTAATAGGGGCAAAATAGTCAAGAGTCAAAGCCGCCGTAATCCCTGCGGAGTAGTCCGGGGTGTTGAGGTTAAGGGTTATCGAGTCGCAGCGAATACTCGTATCTTTACGGCTAGCGACCATAGCCCGCGCCCAGTTGTCGGCGTCCGTGCTGGTCTGCATAAGTAGGCCGCTAATGTCGTAGGAGTGCAGGAAGTAAGTATCTATGGAGGTTTGGTCTTTGTAGGTCGCCGTAATAGCCCCAGCGGTAACGTTGGCTTGGTTAAAGATTTGCGAGTCGTCAAGCCGAAAATCGGCGTTGGAGTAGCGAATACCGGCACCACTATCCACGAAAGCCGTAGGCGTACCGGCGACGCTGGTCGAGGTGAGATTACGATCCTGAAAGACTACGCGGCCTTGCGTGTCAATATAGAAAGCCCCAAACTCGGTAGAGGCCACCGTTTGCAACGCTGACGAGCCGGTGCGTGAAGTTCCGGGGTCGGCTTGGCACGTTGTCGCTCCCGTGTCCACGTCTCGCATACTGTTAGGCCAGCCCAGCGCGTCGAGAATAAGCCCAAAACGGGTTCCTGTGGTATCTCCGGCGGCTGCACCGGCGACGGTGGATACCGTGGCAAGGGTGAGTAATTGCGTGGCGTCTAAGGCCGTCAGGGTGGTCGTAGATACCTCTCCGACGTCTTGGCTCTGTCGGTAGTTGTAGCTAGTGATATAGCCGCTAAAGAGATAGCTGGGGGCGCTGGTTGCAGGATCCACGGCGCTAATCTGAATCTTACGAAGCGGTAAAAGCTGCCCGTAATAGGGGCTTAGCGTGTTCTGTGGATTCCAATAGCCCAACTGGTCGGCTATCGTAACGGTTGCCGTCCCGGTCTGGAATTGCTCGGTTAAAAGATTACGGCCTCGGGTAGTGTTGATATTTTGCACTTGAGCCGAGACGTCCACAATAAGCGCGGCGGCGTCGCCTAAAACGTCGGTACCTAAAATACCTGTGTCTAAAACCATAGTCTGACCGAAACTAGCCCCAGAGCTAAAATTAACTAAAACTTTAACGGTAGGTAGCGGCATTAGATAAATCCAGCCGGAGCGGTTGTACCTCCGAAGCGGACAAACTTAGTAAGTTCGTTGCTAATAATGTAGGTCAGCTTATTCTCGTCGGCTATGGTGCCGGCGTTTACGTTTACCGTGATATTGCCAGCGCCACCAGCCGCAGCGGCTACCGAGGCCATAGATCCGGTATTAAGACCGGTCGAGGCGTTAGTGGTTGGAACGCTTGGCGCGGCATTAGTGCCACTCAAGCCAAAAGCGGCCGGAGCCGTTACCTCGGTACCGTTGATAATTGCGGTGGTAAATACTTTGAGAGGATTGCTTGCTAGCCAAGCTTGCAGCGCTTGTAATTCGGATTTTTGGTTAGCTACCGAAGCCGTACGAGCTGCCTCTGCTGCTTTGATAGCGGCCAATTCCTCGGCAGCGTTCTTTTTTTGTAATTCGTTAAGGCTGTTCAGCGCCTTCTCGTCGTCGGCGTTGCTTTCGCTTTTTAAAGCTTTAAGAGCTAAAAGCCGAGCGCGATCCTCGTCGGATAACTTGCCCTTGAGCGCAGCCTCAATAGCTATGCTTTCTTGGTCAAACTTGGCAGCTAGCTTTTTATTTGCGGCTATCTGTCGCTGGTTGCGGAGCTCTGCTGCGCTGGCTTTAGGTATCGCCTGGGCGAGCTTAAGCTCTTTAACGCGGTTAGCCATACGCTTATCCTCGCTATACCGCCCAGCTAGGTTAAACCCGCCGTTATAGGATTGTGCGCCCATTTGGAAGGGTCGAAAGTTTTGACCGAAGCCGGACACGCTGGCGCCAAATTGGGCAAAATTATCGGCTAGCCGCTGAAATAGGTTTTTACTTGGTAGAGCTGTTTGGACTCCGCTACCTAATAAACCAATAGCCTCAACCGCTTTACCCGTGGCGCTGGCAAAGCTCAGCATAGATTGGGTTACTTGATCTATACCTCCGGCATTTTCGATAAACCGGTCAATGGATTTATTAAGGCTATTGCCAATTATCTCTTTAGCCTCGTCGGCAGCCACGCCGAGTTTGGCCATACGACCGCCAAAAGTGTCGGCGGCTGCGGCAGCTTGACCGGCAAAAGTCTTGCTTAATTTGTCCGTAACTTGCTGAAAGCTCATTGTCTTGAGCTCAGCCTTGCTGATATTGACCCCGAGACGGCTGAGGCTGGCATTATTGCCGTTATATGCCCGGCTGAGCGCCATTACGACGCTATCGAGGCTTTTCCCGGTGCCAGCCGATACGTCCATAGCCAGCGCCAGGAGCTCTTGGCTGCGGGTTACGTCGCCGGTAATAGTTACTAAACGCTGAAAGGCTGGACGTAGTAAATCCTCAGATACGCCGGTAGCAAATTGTAAGCGGTTAATAAACTCTAATACCCGCTTATCGGCTGCCGCTATGCCGAGATTTTTAAGCGTAAGGCTAAGGCTTTTTACCGCTTTTTCCTCAGCTATGGCAGCGGCGACAGATTGTTTAGCCAAAATACCTAAACTTGCGGTAACGCCAGCAACCGAAAGCTTAGAAGCTAGGCCAAACTTTTTAAGCGTTTTACTAAAGCTGCCTATTTCTTTTTCAGCGGATTTAATGCCTCGATTGTTAAAGGTCGAGATAATCGGGATTTTTAAGACCATTATGCCGCCAGCTTGTTACTGTAAGTATCCATATACCGGCGCAGGATATTCTCCGTAGCCAAAGTAATTCTTTTACGGTTATCTAATACCACGCCCCAAATAATACGGCTTTGCTTTCCGATAATGACGGAGCCGCCTCTAGCTGGGTTTTCTAAGTTTCGTATAAATTGCTCTCCGGCTTTGTTTTGGCCTTTTGTTTTCCGGCCAGCAGTTTCATATAGCGAGCCGGCGGCATTTTCTTGTATTAAAAATAAAGTACGTTCTTTAACGTTACTACCGCGTTGCCTCATTGGTTGCGGTTTGGTTCTAATGCCCATTTTGACTTTACGAGTATCCCATAGCAAACGAGTACCCCACTCGCCACTATTGGGCTTAGCCCAGCCGCTCATAGGAGCCTTATCCGGCACCAGCGCTCGGCCTTGCCCAACTAAAGGCTTGACCTCTTGGTAGATTTCTTTATTAACGGCTTTGAGGGTTTCTTTATCGAAGCTACGAAGGATCTGCAACGTCTCGCTAACGTTTTCTACGCTGATTTCTTGTTGCATTTTTCATAGCCTCCCCTCTGTCGTTTAATACCCTAACTAACGCCGCGTACATCTCGGGGCTGCACTCGGCTAAGTCTTTGGGACTTATCCCCGTCTCTACCGCTATTGAGGCTATCTGGTACGTGAGCGTCCGAGAATCGCTCACCCACCTAAAGGGTCGGAGTCTAGTATCTCCACCTTTTTTAGAGTCTTGAGAAAATCATCACCAAACGGGGCGACGGTTTGCCCTGATCTCCTAATAGCCTCCCAGCATAAGTAGTAAACGTCCGTTTGCTTCTGCTGCTGACTTAACGCGAGATATATCCCGGTTTTGGCGTGAGCCTCAAAAGCTACTTCGATAGCCGGGGTAATCTCGTATTCCTCGATGACCCCGGTATCTCTTGTTATTTTTAACCTTGCCATTGTCTAGCCCCTTGTCTAGTCCTACGCCGTCGTAATTGTTACGTCGGTCGTGCAATCAAAAGTAAAGTCGAGAGTTGCAACGTCGCCTTGAGCGCCGTTTACCGGCGTATAGCCATTGACGAAGCAAGACCCGGAATACTTCGGGTTGGTGCTGGAAGCTGTGCCACCGTCGGGAGCAATCTCGAACGCGGCCGCGGTTCCCTTGAGGGAATCGAGTACGGCGCGAGTAGATCCTGCGGCGATTGCGTCCTGCTTGATATAGAGCGTCCCGCTGATTTGGTGAGCTGCTAAACCCTTAAGGTACTTCCGCGAAGCGTCGCCGGAAGCGGTAACGTCTAATTGCTCGTAGTTGATATTTAAGCTAATGGATTGTACGACGCTGCTTAGATCATACGTCCCTAGCTTAAAGTAGCTGTTCTGTGCAAAATAAATACCGGTAGCCACTTTTTACTCCTTCTCTTTCTTTGGGGTTGGGGCAGCCGAGGACACTTCCTCGAGTATGCCGGTTTTAACTAGGTGCGGGACGTCCCACCCCTCTAGCTGGCTATCGGTTATGGTTCCACCCTGACCGACGCCAGCAAGCTCGTTGTCGCTGATTACTTTGTAGGTTGCCATTTATTCTCCTTACGACCAGCTCGAGATAATCTCGATAGGTAGCTCGATTTGTAAGAGGTTGCCCGCCGGGGTCTCAATAATTCCCGGAGCGCTAAAGTTGCCGACGTGAATAGTTTTTGTGGAGGCGTTGAGTTTGGTCATTAGCTCGACCATAAACGTTTCGATTGAGTTCAGGTTGCCCTGATTATCAAGCAGCGGGACGAGCAATAGCAGCTTAAAGCGAGCCGTTGGTTGGATCACTACCTTTTGGTTGCTATTGACGTAGACGTAAGGCTCGTCGGGCATAATCACTACGGAATTGGCTAGCGGTGCTTGAGGCGGGTAAGCAAATACCGACCATACGCTCGCATTGGCTAAGTCGCTGGCGAGGCTAGATCGTAGTGTCGTAATGGGTGCGTCGGGCATATCAACCAGCCATACCGGAAGGGGCAAGATACGGAGCTAATATGCCGCGCACTTTGGCAAGTAGCGTATTGCCAAGCTGGAAAGGTGAAGCGACGAAGCCGTCTACCGTAGCGACGGAGTTACCCGGGGCTTGTCGCGCTTGCCAAAGGGTAACGGCTACGGTAGCGGCAGCTTCTCGAACGGCTGGAGTAGTGGCGTAATCGGTACCGTGATACTCGCCCTGTAACTTGCCGTATGGCCTAATAAGGTGAAAATCCTCGACCGCGTGAGTAATTGCGTAGGAAAGCGTATAGGTCGTAACGGCGGTAATGGTTTTATTGCCGTTGTAATGAGCGTCGCAGCCGGTAACCGTAATGGTCTGCCCAACGTTAAAGCCGTGAGGTATTGGAGTCGTTAAAGTAGCGACATTGGTAGCCCGTGCTTGTTGCCCTGATACCGGCACATTGTTAAACCATAAGAAAGATTTGAGGTAGTCCTCGGTCGCTTGGCAGACTTCCTCGACGGTAGCGTCTGAGTAAAGGGTGCCTATCCCCAGCAGAGTCCGTAGTTCCGCTTTGGTGATATACGTAGCTGCCATTAGGCACCCCTTACATTACTTAGGCCTAACCCCGCTAGGACTAGGTAGCGGGGTTAGGGGCTTAGATTGTTATTAGGTGAGGTTAAAACGACGAAGACCGCCGGAGACTAGCGTCTTGGTTGCTAGGTATCCGTAAATCATTGTCTCAATCTCGCCGGAAGTGACGACGTTGGTGGAGAGTCGGAGTACCGGGCTCTCTGCGATATAGATAGCGCTAGGAACGCAGATAAACGCAGACTCGTCAATAGTCGTTGAAACCATATTCGGATCAACGTATAGGTCAAGGCCGAGCACGTTGCCGCGGAGGCTTTGTGGGTTGGCATTTCCGCCGCTGTTGTATGGAGAGCCAGCGTTATAGATTGGACGACCTGTTGAATCGGTTGCACCCATAAGGAGCGACCATTGAGAGGTACCCGCGATATAAACCGTTGGTAGTTCTCCGGTTGCTAAGTAAGCCGCAGGAGTTTCGGTGGAAACAAACGAGATAATTCCCGCGCTAGTTGCGGCGGTAGTAGCGGCTTGAGTTCCGCCCGCTGTAATTTCTGCAATTACCGCAGCGTCGGTTGCCTTGTTGTAGGCGCGGGTCATATTCTCGAGCATAGCTTGGAAGAAACTAGGGTCTGAGCGCTCGATAAGTTCTACCGAGTAACGCTGCATACCTGCGTACTTCTTTACTGTTGCTTCGACGTATGAGCTAACGATTCCAGTCTCGGAAGGCGCTCCACCTTCTGCGGTTTCCGCTACGGTGCCGTTTGTCGTAATTTTTGGAATTGCGACGGTCATACCAGCAGCAGATAGTGGACGAGAGCCACCAAGTGCGTCAATCGCTGGACGTGATCCGATAGCAGTATCTACTACCGTGGAAATGTATTGGACGGGCTTAAAAGCCGGGTTCGTGGTAAATGAATCGTCAGCAAAAGTCATAGCCTTAGCAGCTTGCGCGTCTGCGGCCTTGACGTAATCGCGGGAGTCATCATTACCAAGAGACGCCTTAATAGTGTGCTCTAGGTATTGTGCCTTTGTGCGAATTGGGTGGCGTACTTCCATATTTGTAACGGAGACGCGGGGACGCGAGGCTTCGACCTTTTCGGCTTCTACCTCGACGGCTGGAGTGTCGGGGTTTTCCACGACGGCCTCGCTTTCGGTTGGTTGGGTTGGGTTTTCTTCGATAGTTTCCGGTTCGCTTTCGCTAGCGGCAACGGTAACGACCTCGGCACTCTTAAAAGCCGGGGTATGCACGAGGCTCGTCTCTTGGAGCTCGGCGCTTTGTACGTAAAGCGTGTCGCCACGTTCTACGGATTTGTGAACGAGTACGCCTACGCTTAAACCGTCGCGTAAATCTGACGCTTCAATAAGTGCGTCATTTCCGCGAGTAGTTTCGGCTACCTTGAATTGAGCGTAAATCCCGTCGGCAGTTTCTTGCACGTTAATAGCACGGCCTACGGGTTGCTTAGGATCGTGCTCGAGAAGCAACTTAAACCGCTCGTTAGGGATAGCAATACTGCCACGCTCGAAAATCACTTTACCGACGGAGGTAAAGCCGGGCTCATTAAAGGGCACAATCTTTCCCGCAATAATTCTCCGGGTAGTGTCTGCGGCTTCTATGGTGCCGCTAAAGGTTAATAGTTTCGGATCCATCGGGTGCGAGATCCTCCATTTCTCTAGCTTGCTCGATTGTAATAAGACCTAAGGAAAGCAATTTCTCCGTTACTTGTAGGCGTGTGAGAGCGTCTGACCTTAGGAACCCGTCGTCTAGTCCCGCACGTACGTAATTTTGGTTGCTCGTAATGTCGTTCATTGAGAGGCGACCTTCGATAGCTTCGATATAAGGGCGAAGCGACATATCCACGAATTGACGACGCTCATCTATAACGTTTGCATAAGTGAGCGAGTTATTCATATCTGCGCTCAACATATACGCCGGGATATTGCACATACGCGCAATTTCGGTCGCTAAGAATTGTAGGAAATCGTTGTAGCCCATTTCTTTCGGGCTAAAGCTTGTTGTCTTAAAATCGAGCGCAGCGTTTAAGTAACCTACGTTATTTTGTAAACGTGATTGCTTCCACTTAGCCAAAAGACCCACTATTTGATCCTCGGGCAAATCTGCGCCGGTATTTTTAATATAACCGCTTTGTATTGGTGTACGTGCGTTTACGCTCGCTGCATATTGCGCGTCTATCGCTGCGCGTATTGTTTGACCGCCAACGGAAAGTATGCCGTCGTTTAATGATTGAAAAGTAATTAAGCTACCGAGTCCGTCCATTGGTCGCACGCGACCGTCCACGGAGTAACCAATTACTAGCGTCGAGTTTTCGTTGTAACGTGGAGTGACGCGCTCATTAGCAACCCAAGCAAAACGTGAAGGGCGACCAGTACCGTCTGCGTATTGTTCGACAACTTCCCAATAAGCAACGCCGTAAAAGAAAAGCGAGTCGGCGGTATATGCCATAGTAACCTGACGCGGTTGATTACGATCGGGTTGCTCTAACCACACCGGAGAACCTAATTCTTGTCCGGTACTTTTTCGGTAAAGATGAAACTCGGTAGTGCCAATAATTCCGCAGATTAGATCGCGCGCTTTTTTAACGCTTGGTACGCTGAGCGCTTCTTGACGTGTAACGAATCGTCCCGCGTTGCCGTAATAATTAAAGCTCGTGTATTCCGGTAGCGTCATCACCGGCGGCGCATATTGCGCCTCTATTTTGGGGTTGGGAAATAAAACCTCGGCGACGGTGTTGAGTAATCCCACGGGGCGTAGTTTATGGTATTACGCGGACATTTGTCCGATTTGCCCCAGCGTGTCTAGGCGACGTAGATGACCGGTTTATTTTGCGGTGCGGAAGCTTGCCAGCTCACCATAGCCGCACATATCGCCGCGCAGATTTCGCCAGCGGATCTCCGGCGCACTAAGCGCCAACCGTTTTCCGAGATTTTGCTTGAGCAGCTATTAACGGCGTCTACGAGCGTCGGCTCTTTCTTATGGCGTAAGACCCGGGCGCTCATCATTTGAGCAAACCGGTGCGAGGCTTCGACTTGGCTTTTACCGGAGCAATCGGCCATATTTACCCCGGAGGCGGCTAAATAGGTAGCGGTATTTTGGCTCATATAGCGATCGTAGAGGACTACCCTCGGCCGCCACTTCTGCACGTGCGCGTTAATATCGCTGGCCAGCTTGACCTCATCAAGCGGGTTATTCGAGTTCCACTCCTGGAGTACATAAAGGTTAGTAAAGTCGCCCATTTTCTGACCGGCCACGAGTACCGCGTGGCGCTGGGTATGAGACTTGTCGAAAGCAAAGTAAAGGTCGCCACCCTCGACCATCGAGATAGATTCATCGGCGCAATCGTCAAAGGCACCAGCCTCAAACGGGCTAGCTGAATTATCAAGCCATTGGCAAAGTACCTCGCAGCGAAAGGCCATAGGATCATTAGTAGCCGCTAAGTGTTTGAGGGTCTCTAGCTCTAGGTAATGCCCCAGCGCCGGGCAACTTTCCACCCACCCCTCGACGTCCATAATGTCGCGGCTAGGGTGAGCGCTCCACTCGAGCCAACCGAGGGTAGGCGTCGCGCCAGCGAGCGCTCGCTCCCGCAGCGAATTAAGTACCCGGCTATTTTTATCGCCGGCGTTACTCACGGTAAGCACTTGAGCCTTTCGTGCGTTGGTCGTATAGATTGCCGCGTCGTAAGTGTCTTGGTCGATAGCTCGGAGCTCGTCGATAAAGAGAAAGTCCGCGCTCATACCACGGGCGCCGTTAGGCGTAGCAGCAACCACCGAGATCTGCGCCCCGTTGCGGAACATAATCCGCTCCGCTCCATTGGTCGTATAGGTCGCTAGGTGCTCGGTTTTTAGCCGTGGCGTATTGCGGACTAGCCAATCTATCTGCCGCCAAGTAATCAGCGAGAGCTTTCGGTTCACCGCCATTAGGATTATGTCCTTCTCACCAAAAAGGTAAATACCGGCCAAAATACGCAAAGCGGCCAAAAAGGTCTTACCTTGCTGGCGACCGCAAATAATGCCTAGCTGCCGGTATTGCCAGCGCTCGCCGTTCATTTTGAGCATTTCACCTAAGGCGTTTTTCTGCCACGGCATTAGGTTGATCCCAATATCCTCAGCAAACTGCAACGCCTCAGCTACTCGGCTTTGGTCGCCTTCTCTAATGAGGCTATGGATCCGTGGAACCGCGCTGCCGACTACCGCCCCCACGTGTCCGTTTTGTGATTGGCTCGAATCGGCTGGCACTTCCGTATTGTCCGGTTTGTTATCGTTTGGAATCGGTACAAAATCGGACATATCGGATAAATCACGGAGAACAAAAGATTGGGGGGAAAGTT